CTCACCTCCGCCTTGATCCGGGCTTGGATCACGCCGGAGAGCACAAGACAATGGATGACCCACAGATCATCAGGCTCGATATCAATTTCGGTAGCCTGTTTATCTTGGTAGTACACTTTCATTTCTTCACCTTTCCTTTCGACACGGTTTTTCCGCCGTGACGGAGTTTATAGTTTATAGTTTAGTATAAACTATCTAAGAGCCATGCTCCGCATTAGAGCTATGCTCCGCCTAACATACTTCCATGAGCCTACGGATTGCATATTTGGCGAAACTCTCCCGCCCACGAGCCTCCACGAGATGTAGATACGGTGGCAAGTGCGAGAACAGAACAATCGCCCGTGCTGTCGCGGTTGGCGAAAGAACGTCTCGCGGAACAGCTTGGCGCAGGTGAAACATTGCGCGTATTTATCGTGCATTACAATTTCCTTTGTGAAAGAGTTTGAGGTTTTTATCTCCCCGCCGCTTGTCCCTATAAAGAAAAACCGGTGGGGAGATAAATAACTTTATTAGCTTAAATACTTGGAGAGCAATATCAGTGCACTAGGTAGAATGATGACATTTGTGATGATGAGTCCGCCAAATATCATATTCTTGGCGGTTTCAAGCGTAGTGACTCTCCCGTTCGTTTTTAGGCACTGTTCAAGGATAGTAGCCTGCGCCTTCTCATTTATTGCATGGTTAATAGAAACTACTTCTGCCAGAGCCTCTAGCTTTACCAACAAAACCGCATTCGTAGTTTCGTCCATATCAAACTTTCGGCGTTATCTTGTTCACATAAGGAACGCCTTGATACGCAAAATACGATACTAGCCAAGCCATGAGCCAAGAGCCAACCAACCCTTTAATCGAAAGTAATAGATTCCCTTGATTGATCTCTCCGCTCTGAACCTTGCGAAGTAAAATCAAGATCAAGGAGATTGACCCTGCCATAAACTTGATTTGTTCGGGTTTCGTGGCATCAACCCAAGCGAGATATTTCCACTTCGACTTTTTTGAAACTTCGGTAAGGATTGTCGTGGCAAGTCCGACAATAACCGCGTCATTCATATATGCTTCGCTTTGAAAAAAATCCATATGAGGTAGTTAAGAGTTAAACGACGGTCGCTACTGAATTAACTAAGTATGCTTTTATCATCGCGCTATCCGCTTCTTTATAAGTTCCTTTGAAGGAAAGGGTTTGAATCGTAATTTCTCCCTTTGAAACATCAGTATCAGAATCCTCCAAGATAACCTGATGAAGGTCAAAGTAGAGTCGCGGCGTTGAAGTTGCACCGATGAGAGCGTCGGTATTATTTAGGTCAATCCGCAACGCATAGGTAGTTCCTGCTTTAAGAGCAGTGACATAAGTATCAGCGGAACGGACGATCGTGATTTCTGCTTTAACCGAAAATCCTTTATTTAGAATATCCGTCGGATCAAGACTGCCAAGATTTCTATCTTCTTCAACCTCTGATGAGATCGTAAGTGTTGCTGAACGAATTACAACAGCATCAGCCGCGTCCAAGTCTGCTTGCGTTGAAGCCGTTTTGAACGTGCAATGTTGTGGCAAAAAGACATTTTCTGCGACAGGAACAGCGGGCAGATAACGATTAACAAGGGTAAGCGTGTGCACGCCTGATTGCGTACCTGATGTCGTAATTTTTGTATTAGCAAGAGCGTTGGCAAGTGTTGTGGCGAGGTTAAAAGTGTCCGCGTCAATCGCAATCGCATAATAGGTCGTTCCTGAGACTAAACCCGTAGGAAGATCCCCTGTAGTCGTCGGGACTACTGCGTCCCCCGTAGCAAGCGTATGAGCAACAAGCGTTCCAACACCCGGAGTGGCAATCGTGATCGTGAACGTCCCCAATGTTTGAGTCCCCTGCTTTGAACGGAAATCAGCTGAAAACATCGCGTGTTTATCGTTCTCAATCGAGAGTTCAAAGTTAGAAATCATCGAAAGAGGAAAATCAAATCCTCCGTTCGGGTCTTTCCGATGAAGCGTGAGAGAAGAATGCTGGACGGCTTCTTCCACGGTAAAAGTATGCGTATAAGCCGAATCCGTAGGACCCGCATTAGTTGAAGCCCCAAAAAGAGATTGAAGAAAAAGTCCGATTGATTTTTCTCTAACCGGAGCTGTGATCGAACCTTCCACGTATTTCCCAACCACCTTGAGATCACGACTATCTTCCAAAATACCTGTTCGAGATTCATCGAGCGAGGTTAAAACTTTTTCGTTTAATTCAATATCTCCCCAGTGCATTTCATATGCGGGGGCTGTTTTTGTTCCTCTTGTAGATTCTTTCCCCACTCCTATCTGAACGAGATCGCCTGCCATTTTAGACATAAGATTTTATATTAGGATAATTCTTTTTTTAGTAGATTTCTATAACGCTCCTCCGCTTCTTCTATACTTTTCGCTCTTACGATTGAAGCGGGATACTTTCCTTCTCCCGTAAAGATATAAACTTCTTCCTGTCCTTTGTTCGATATGGAAGGACTATTTGAAGTCATCGCCTTATGAGAAGAAAGCGTTTGCATATTGATTATACCACGTTACGACATAGCGGTAATTTTTTTGCATCGTAGCGTGATCGTTTCCAGTCTGTGCATCTTTCCGTTCCAAGAAATAACAGACCCGCCGTTCGCTATAGGTTGAATCCGTCCGTCAACGCTCCCCGTTAAAGAAGCGTCGTCAAGAAACGCTTGGATAACCGCGTCAATCGGGTCGTCTAACGCAATTTCTTGCGTATGCCAATCATCTCCGATGATCTGTTGATAGATATTGATCGTAAAAATATATGTTTGGATATCTTCGCGATTAGTAAAGAAGTCCGGCTCTGACTGCGTTCTGATAATAACTGCCGCCGGATAAGCGGCAAACTCAACATTCTGAGGATTTTGTTCTCCGTTATAGACGGAGCCCAAACTCCCCGATGTTACAAGCCCATCGAGTTTCGTTTTGATTTTTGCTCTGATTGCTGACCATCCCATATTATGCGGAGCATAGCTCTTATTTAGTTAAATCTTTAGCGACGAGTTCCAACGCTTTTTTGAAATGTCCGTCTATACCCTTCTGCGCCTTTTTAAGAATCCTCGGCATAAACTTATTCGGTTTTGTCCCCGGATGATTCACCGATTTTACGGGATGAGTGGCTCCCTTCCAAAATAAACCTCCACCTTTTTTCGCTTTTATAACGTGCGGTCGCGTGCCTTCGTGAACATGGACGGCATATTTAGCCGTAGGACGAATACGCCCGAACAACCGCCCTATTGTAATACCAAGCCCGAATGAGTGCGTGAGATAGCCTGTGCGCCAAGGAACGACCCCTTTTACGGCGTTCTTGTGCAGTTCCGCAATAGATGCCCCGATAGCGTTTTGTAGATGTTTCTCGACGATTTTAGGGCTTTGTTCCAATTTCTTTTGTAATCTTGTGAGATCAGGACTTTCAACAGAAAAAGTAGCCATATCAAAACGATGTAGGATTAAGTCTCCGCAGTAATTCTTTATCGTCCTCTGTTAATATCTCGCGCCACGATACGCTCGCTTCCGCTCCCGCTTCATTCGTTTTTCCTTCCGCGTCCCTGCGCTTCCATTCCCACGCCACGATACGTTGGCATAAGTCCTCAACATCGAATGGCAAGGTATGATTAGCAATAGTCGTTTCATCAGTAAAATCTATCTTATAGCCAGCGGTATAAGTAACACGGATGTTGTTCTGTCCCTTATATACGGCATTATAGATACGGACACGCCTTGGCTCTTTATCATTCAAGAGTTCATATTCAGAAGCACCAAAAGCAGTCCAAGCGGGAGTATCAGGAGTTCCCGCGCGATATGAGACTGCGGATAGGGCGGTAACAGGAAAATGGCGAAGGGTTATCATCGTCTGTTGTCCGTCGCCCCCGCTATAAACCTCATTCGTATAGGTTGTGGATAAAAAACGGCGACCGCCTGCGAGTCTCTCAATTTTATCTGTCGCCGAAGCGATAAGTCGCTCGAATAGAGTATCCCAAGTAGTCGTTCCACTAGCAATATCCAGCCGTGATTTTACTCTGGCAGTAGTAGTTAAGCCCCAAGCAATAAGAGTCATAATCAATGGACTCCCCCCGATGAATCAGGGAGAGAGCCGCTGACTACTAGACGCTGTCGTCTGGTGAATCAACAGGATTCAATTGTCCCGTAGAAGGACCGAGAATCGCGATTGCCGTACTTAGCAAGGATTCATTCGATCCTGACGTTGTGCAACGAACCCACATATACCGCTTGCGCGACCCTGTTCCAAGTCCTGAAACAAGGATTGTTTTAACGGTATTGTCGGCTGTGATTGCTTCTGATGCGCCTGTGATTGCCGCGCCGGTTGTTGAGTCGTTTGATTCGCTTTCATATACCTTGAAGGTATATGTCTCATCAGCAAACGTGCCGTCTCCTGCAACGATTGCGAAAAGAACGCTACCAAACCCCATTGTATCAATCACGGTTTCACCTGATGTATCGCCGCCGTTGACTGTGATCGTCTGCGGTTGGATACTCGCGGCAATTTTGAGATTTTCTAACATAGAACTTTTTGTAAATTAGTTAAATATCTATTTCTGAACCAGTAATTTCTTTCTGCTGTTCCGCTTCCTCTTTCTCTTTTTCTTCTTCTTTCTCCTTATCAACCAATTCGAGATAACTAGCCCCGATGTTTTTGGCATCTGCGGCGGTCATATCGAGGATTGACCCCCTCTCAACGCGCTCTCCAAACCAAGATATGGGATGGAGAACGCGATAAGGGACTTTTCCTTGCATATCTTTTTTTTTCGCGTTTACGCGCTTTGTTTTATGCATAGGAAGTTATTGATTAGGAAGCGGCTGTCTTATTTGTTACGAACGCCTCAGGGAGGGTTAAGGTGAGAGCGTGGCGATCTTTGATGACCAAGCCTGTCTGATCGGCGAGCGCGATTTCCTTGCTCCCGAATGTTCCCGACTTATACTGTTCCATTGACATTGCACCCTTGCGACCGAAAGCCATTGCCGAGAAGTTTCCAAAGATTCCGAACTTGGTCGAAACCGCCGTAGCCGAAAGAGCCGGCATATTGCGATTTGTATAAACAGGATACCCAAAGATCTGACCGATCGGGCTTGGTCCTGCCGGAGACTTCGGATCATTCTTGAGAATATCCTGATAACGCTGATCCAAAAGATATGATCCTGCGTCATCCTTCTGTGTTCGCAAACTCGCCCAAACCGTTCGAGAGAATACGAAACAAGCCTCGTTCAAGACTGATTCTTCGAGGTTACCGATAACAGTCGAGGAATCATCAATCACGTTGTATTCACTAAACGTATCCTTTCCTGTCGAAAGCGTTACCGCTGTTACATCCGCGCTTTGCAAAAGACCTGTGAATGGATTGCCTGTGCCGTTAAGTCCTTGCGAGTCAACCATATTTGCAAGTGCCTCACCTGCCAAAGCCAAAAGCCAATCAGCCAAGTTTTCCGGCGTGTCATTTAAGAGATCATTACCCAAACAGAAAGCGAGTTGCCACTTCTTGATAGCAAGTTTCGCCATTTTGAATGTTGCGGCAGTGATATCACCAGCGGCATTCACGCCAAGATAAGCACCTGACAGGATTGAACCCGTGTATGCAGGCACGTCGAGTTCATCGCTACCCATGGGCCACACCTGCGCCTTTGACATTACCAAGCCCACCGAGCGAGCAATACGCTGAATCGAATTAGCCACTTCAACAGGCAAGAGATACCCACCACGAGAATCAACCTCGGTGATTAGTTCTTCGTTTGCCTTTACAACGTGATTACCGAAAGCTACCGCTTTAATCGAGGCGGCGATTTCTTTCTTTTGCTCTTTCGTAAGTCCCGTTCGGTCATAACCGAACAGACTGCGTTCCATACGCAATTCTTCAACGATCTTGCGCGTTGCGGTTGCTACTTGCGCCCCAACTTCTTGCTTCAAGTTCTCTTGAATACTATCATCTACTGTCTTTTTGACACTTTCAGCGAGTGCCTTTAGTTCTTCTTCGTTCATATAAAATGAATTATTTATTTAGTTTAGCGTCTTTCAACGCCTCTGAAATTGCTGTTACTACCGCCCGCGTTACCTTGCGAAGCTCGATAAACTTTTGATAGCTATCGTCCTTTTCGGGCATTCGCGGGATTCGACCTTTTTCTTCGGGATTGGCAATTTCTGCCTCTCCTTCGCCACCCTCTGACGGCTCCTTGGCTTCTTCTGTTGCCTTTAAGAGTTCATCCAAGGCGGCGATGCTGGACGACATAGCGTCCTTAGCTGATGTGATTATACCACGATTCTTTTGCGAGAGAATACGTCCTGATTTTATCTCATCCGCTTCTATCGCTTTTTCATCTTCTTCTTCTTCTTCTTTTGGCTCGATCTTTTTCATCATACAAACCATTTCCCCTTCTTCATTCATTCCCATTACGCCTTCCGAGCCGTCTTCCATAGTGCAAACATCGCCTTCCGCTTTCTCCTCTTTCTTTCCTATAAACTCCTTAACCGCTTTTTCTTCGTCTCCTGTAATATCTTTGACCGCAAGAATTCGAGCATTGGCGTTAGCGGGAACAGCGACAAAAGATACTTCCATTAGTTCGTTTGTAACCGCACCTTTTTCGTCTTGATTGCGTAAAAAGCCCACTGAGACAGTGTCGAGGAAACCTTGCTCGACCATTTCTTTTGTGTCTTTCGCGGCTTGCGTTATATCATGAAAAATAGGCTCAAAGGTTAATGCGCGGAGTTCTTTGTTTAGTTCAATGCCTTCTGCTTTGCCTACGATTGATTTCACTGAATAATCGTGATCTATAAGCAAGCGCGGAGACTTTGAGAAGTTAGCCAAATCCCACGATTCAAACGGGATTGATTCGCCTGAACGATCAATTGTCTCATCGCTTGCGATGATTCGCATTTTCCCATTATCCGCCTTTTGACAAAATGCCTTGAGTTGTATCTTCTTAATTTTCATAAAGTTTTTCAATTATTTTATTCTTTATATCTTCGCGCGAGGTTACTGCGCCTAGATTCATTCTACCATTTTTTCGTGCCTCGAAATCAATCACCGCAGTCAAGACTTCAAGCTCGCTCCACTGTAAAGGCGTGTCGATTTTAACCTTATCGGCAAGCGTCCTTTTAAGAAGAATATAATCCGCTTTCTCAATCTTTTTGCACCCCGTCGCGTCGCATACCTTCATATCGGAAGGATTAACAAGAATCGCCCCAGTTATACTAGCAATTACGATTCCCGTTCCTAGAAGGGTTTTAGAGATGGTCATATTTTATTCACATGAAACCGTCGAGAACGTCGCTACGCCATTCAGCGTCGTTAGATAAGTGAACCCTGCGCCGTCGGTATCTTCTATAGGAAGACATCCGGGGAGTCCCGTTCCACCGACACGAAGCGTGGACGTTGCGCTTGTAGATGTTACAACCGTTGCCCCCGTGCCTGTGTTGATGAGGAAATCTGTGCTGTCATGTGCGAGCGACCCCCACTCATTCGTCGATTGATTCGCGCTATGTATTACGAAAGTTGGATTTGCCTGGAGTGGAAACGCGAAGTCAAATGTGTGATCCCCGTACTCAGCCAGATGAAATGCGTTTGAGACGGCTCCTGTTAAGA